CTTTCTCCATGTAATTTGACGATGAAGAAGATTATCAATCTGGGTTTGAATTCTGTCATTTGATGCTTTGGTTGACTTGAGACGAATATCCTCAATCGTAATATTCTCTTTGAGTTTCTTTATCTCTTCTTTCAATAACTCTGCCTTAGAACTCAACAATGATATTCCAAGCAGTTCTTCAATGATCACTCGCTGTTCGTTGCTGGATTGTAATAAAAACGGAGTAGTATAAGTATTCAAAGCCACAATTTGAGTAAACATTTCATATGACATACCAAGAACTTTTTGAATTGCCGCCTGTGTCTCACGGCTATCTCCCTGTGCTGAATCTTCACTTGGTCCTTTATCTTGATGTTTTACTCCAGCCGTATAAAATTCAAGAATATTTGGCGAACGTCCACGAACAATTTTATAGTTGACATTATCAACTTCAAAATCGATAGTTACCACCATATTCTTACCATTTGAAATATTTACGAGACTCGGCTTTTTAATTTTGGAAATTGGAAATGAATACAAAACGTATGATAATGCATTCAAAATTGTGGACTTTCCACAACCATTTCTTGCAAGACCAGAATCCGACAATGTATCACGATTTTCACCCAAAATGAGTGTCAACTCTTCGCACGACAAATTTAGATTTTGTTCCACATTACCGATTGATAGAAAATTTTTGATACTCAGATTGTTAAATTTAATCATTAGTCACCATTATTTTTTGATTTTAAAGATCGCACCAACTATCGTGCTTGGGCAAAAAGGCTTTCCACTTAGATGAGAATTTGCAATTATCTGGACTATTTAGAAACAATGGAGCAATGTCAGAATCTTTATATCCGGCCAAACCACAACCAATTCTGGTGACATGAAACTTCATGTCTGGATGATTGATTGCGAAGGATATGAATTTTTGAACATGCCCATATACCGAAATCAGATCCAACGTTTTAATTCTCTCATCCTTCGTTGGAATACCATACGAGTCTCCCTGTAGACCCTCTCCACGGCCCTGTATGGCACCGTAGCGGAGTTTAGCAACCAAGGCGGCACCCTTACCATGCCTTCCAACAATATTACTGCCAAAAACGAAGATTATTTTTTCCATACTTGCTTGTTCTCCTAAAGTTTTCGATAAATATCGAGCAATACCGATGAATTGTAGAATTCGCTTTTGATATCGCTTAGTTGACTTACGATAATGTCATCTACACTTTGAAATGCAACATTTGAATTTAGAGCTAGATCATCGGCATATAAGTCTTTTTTCAAAGAAACCAAACTTAGTTCTCTAACCTCATATTCGGTCAAAAGTGCTTCTCGTAGATATTGAGACTCTTCGTAACTTACATCATTATTCAAGGTCACTCTAACATACGATTTGGGAAGTAAAAATACTTCTGGCGTTACAACCAAATCGCTCAAATTGCATGTTCTATATACTGGAGACTCTGGCCATGAATAATATTGCTCTTTCTTTCCATATTCAAGTACCATCATTCCTCGTGTTTCTTCTTCCCACGCATCTCCAAAATTTGTTGGAAATGTCGAACCAATATACTGTACATGGCCCAATTTTTGTCTTTTGTGAAAATGACCGGTAAATACTTTTCCAAAATTTTTGAATTTATCAAGTGTTAACCCATTTCCATCTGGCATAACAGATGTTCCACTCATGATGAATCCGGGAATCTCTAAATGTCCAAAAAGATAGTCGCCTTCATACGCAAATAAATGACGTTGTTCGTCTCCAACTAGCCATGGAGCCAATATACAATTTCCAATTTTAGTAATGTCATTTATTACAGTGATGTTTGGTAAATTGTCAGCCCAACATAAACTGAAATTTTTACGAGAAGTTTTTTCAAAGGTATCATGATTTCCGATTAGAACTAACACTTTTTCAAATGATTTCGAAAGAAGTTTCATGCCGTCAACACATGCAGTCAACGTGGGCAATGAAATATTATTTCTATTATGGGTATAATCGCCAAGAAATAAACAAGTCTCACAATTTTCTTCTTGGGCCTTTTTACAAAACCACTCTATGAAATCCAAATTATCGGAATTGGCAATTATGGAATTTGCTTTCCTTCCAAAATGTATATCTGAAAATATTGCCACTTTTTTGAACAAATTACTCATTTATGACTCCTATGATTTAATTCTAGTCCTGAAAAAAAAAATTTTCAAGATGTAATTCAATCAATATAGGAATATTTATCCCGTCACACATGAAGAACTACATACTTGACTTAAAAACGCCAACCTGTAGAAACGGCGGCAAGGATGACCACATTGATCAAGAATGCAACCGTTATAAAACCGAATATGAATGTAAGCAACCATGATTTGAGGGTATTGTGTCGTTGATTCTGCGTAAAACGCATATTTAACAGACGGATTCTCTCCTCATAGACGTACTTTAGACTTAGAGTGTACGCAACCGGGTCCAGATACTCGCCCGTATAGCCAGTTACCACAGTCTCAACCCATTCTTGAAATTCTTGCGGTATATGCCCGTTTCCATAATTCCGGGGAAAGAGTTCAAATACCGAGAGAATGATGGCAATTATAAGGCATACAATAGCCGCAATTTCGCAACCGCGCATTGGCACGGTGGTTGCCTTGAATTGTAAAACTCCACCCATGAATACTCCCAAAAAGAGGGCGAAGACCAAAGCTATGCTCGTCTTGGTATCAAGGGTGTCACCTAGCGAGTATTCAACTCTATTTCGTTCTTCCGCTTGCTTATATAGCATTACCTGTAGCTCGTGCTGTGCAGTTATTTCCTGTGCCGTTTCTTTCATATCGTACTCCTCTGTGTTCCGTACTCCGGTTATGACAAAGCGATGAGTTTCTTGTGTATGATTCTAACGCCATTCAACTTTCCAAACAATTTCAACTGAAATTGTTTGGAAAGTTGAATATATAGTTTTCCAGATTTTTAGTCTTCGTTCCAACCACCAGTATCATTATTTGTTTTTGAAAAACTTGGATTAGATCCGGCCATTTGCAATAAAGTATCTCTTAGAACTTGTGTCTTTTTCTCTTGATTTAGAATTCGAAGAAAGGAATTCATAGTTACGGTTGAATAAAATGAAAACGGATTTTGTGATAACATTTCATTGAATTGAAGGGCAACCTGACAAAGTTGTACTAAACTTTGAGAAACGAAATCTTCTCTATATGAATACCCTCGAAAATTTGCTCTAGTTGAAACTCGTTCGCAAAGTTTGATGAGCATTCTTGCCAAGGTATCTGTCATTTGTCCGTGGTCTTTACAAAACTCTCCGGTATATAGATCACCTTTCCAATGACTTTTGCCAATGAGACATGCGACTTCTTGAGAATTTAGTCGATAGTGTTGAAATGGAGGAAAGTTCACTCTTATATGATCGGATTTTGTAGTTGTCAATTTTCTAATTTCGATTATCTGTTCCAATTCTTCTTCGCATTCATCAACTTCTTCTATAACATCTTCAAAAAATTTACTGATGATATCAGTTTTGCTTTTTTGTTTAGTAGCAACTTTTGATTCTTTTGGAGGAGCAAGAGGAATATGTTGGAATGTCATAATTCGAAAAATCAAATCATTGGTATCAATATCTTCAATGTTAAGTTTTATACCTTGTTCTCGATTGATTCTGTATATTCGATTGACTTTGGCTTTTTCAATTGTTTCTTCATTGATTTCTGATAATGAATTCAAAATAATATCAAATTGATGATCTGCCTCTGGATTGATAAACGAGCAGTAGGTATTCTTCGATAGGTGAATTTCTTTCAGAATATCTCGGTTGTTTAGATAATTAGTCTTGATTTTGGCACCCCTCTGATGTGGCTAAATATATATAGTGAAGTAATAGTACCATATTATTTAATTGGAGTCAATAAGAAAATGTCAATGATAACAGGACCATTTAATACAGATACTACAACCAATAATGGTTCGTCGTTGGCAAGCGCGGCGCAGTCACTTAATTTATATAAAGCGCCAGTTCCTCTTAATAATACTAGTGCAATTTCTATACCCGATTCAGAAACTAGATTATCAACTTTGAATTTATCATCATCTTCACTGGCTTCAGTTACTCCAACTGTTAGTTGTGGAGGAGATATTGTACAATCGGACAAACGTGTTCGAATTTCTTTACCACCAAAATCAATTCTATTTTACAATGATTCGAGTAACACGTTACTATCAATATTGAAAATGACAAATGGAGTTGTGTTTCCATATCAACCAAAAGTTGACATGGCATATTCGGCATCATATCAGGAGAATAGAGTTCTTCAGAGCAATTTCACATTCTATTCGTATGAGAGTAGTTCGGTAAAGCCATTTACCTTGTCCTGTGACTTCCCGGTACGGAACCAGATAGAGGGACAGTATGTAATTGCTGCAACGACGTTCCTACGGTGCCTTACGATGATGTTTACTGGAAATGATAAATATGCTGGAGCACCCCCAAGTTTAGCAATGGTGTCTGGAATGGGATTTGGAGGTTTAGATAATATTCCAGTTGCGATTACCGATGTGAATGTTAGTTATCCAGACAATGTTGATTATATTTCAATTACTCTTCCCGGATTGAACAATGAAATTACTAAGGTTCCAACAATTACTACAATATCTATTACTTGCACTCCAATGTTCAGTAGAGCATTTGCAAGTAAATTTTCATTGGATAAATTTTCAAAAGGACTTACTAGATTGCTGGGTGTATCTCCACAAAAGACTAGCACAGATTCTCCAACTACAACCGGAGGGAAATAATGAGTTCATATTCTGAGTATTCGCCATATTACAATACTTCAAATGATCGACAAGGTAGATTGGGTATTTGGGTACCTAGACCAATTTCTGGGAGTAGCCGCGATCAATACATTACAATTTCAGAAGCTTACAATCAGCGTCCTGATTTGATGGCATATGATCTTTATGGCGATAGTAGATTATGGTGGGTATTTGCTCAACGTAATCCAAATGCATTAGCAAGTGATCCTCTTGGAAATTTCTTATCTGGTACACAAATTTATATTCCAGATGCCAACGAGTTGAAAACGTCTTTGGGGGTTTAGAATATGAATGACGACAAAATAAGTAATGGGGTATTGACTCTTCCAAATGGATTAAAAATTGGTCAATCTAAATCCAATAATACAGTAATTGGTTCCTCCACAATAACAAGTAAACCATCGGTTTCAGATAATATATTGCGGAATTATGTGAGTTATTCTCCAATTATTTCATTTATGGTTGGTAGCCGAGCAACCTATGATACGTTGATGGATACTCAAAAATGGGATAAAGCTGCATGGTATTTAATTTGTAAAAGTGGAGGGAAGGGAAATGTCTCTAATGGTTTTTTCACTCCAGATTTATTTTTAGATGATCTTGAAATCAATACAATTTGTGGATTAAGTTCGGAAACTCGTGGATCAAATGCAACAGATGTAAAATTTACAATTACTGAACCATATGGTATGGATTTTATTGAAAATCTTTTTGCTCTATGCCACACAGAAACTCCAGATGGGTTAGGAGAGGACAATTATCTTCAGATTCCGTATTTGTTACATATATATTTTGAAGGAATCAAAGAGGATGGAGCAATTGAAAAGATTCCCTCAAGTGATAAAATTATTCCAATTCATCTCGTTAATATTGAAGTTAAGCTGAGTAGCATGGGTTCAATTTATAAAGTTGAAGCAGTTGCATATAATGAAATTGTATTGACTGAAAAATTTGGAAGAATTCCAGTTACCTTTGAATTGGATGGTGTATATTCTGGAACTACGGTACTTGCAACACCAGCGGGAATAACTGGAGTATATGATACATTAGCGGAAATCGGGTCAGCATACGGAAACGATGTGGCTGCTGGATATAATGCTATTACTGGTAAAAAAACTACTCCAACAAAAACAAATTCGCCATATGATACTACCAATAAGATTAGTGATGAAATTCCACAAGACAGTTCTTCGGTGGCGAATGCTACTACCATTGGTGGCTTAATGCAAAGTTTATGTTTTGCCTTGAATAATTATCAACATGAACTTGAAACTCTTATTCCGGGGTATGTTGGCGATCATTATTACTATAATATGGTAGGAGATGGCACTGCAAACCATACTACTAATATGATAAAAGATGCAACAATTAGCGGAGACGCAGCAGTAAAAGTTGCAACCGATGTAAAAATGGCCGATCCAATTTCAACGAACAATCAATTTGATGTATCAAAAGCTGCTAATTGGATAAGCCATTATGCCGCCGATTCTGAGGGTATGACAAAAGGTGGTGTGGAATATGGTTATAGAAAAATAACTTTATCACAAGGTAGCAGCATCGTCGATTCAATTAGTACAATGATAATCAATAGTACCTATATTACAGATCAAATTGATGTGTATAATGCTACATTAGATGAGATTGCGGTTGCCTCTCAATTTAGTGAGGAGTCTGGACAAGGGCCAAATGATCTTATTGATAAGATAACAAATACTCCTTTATATTGGTTTATCATTACCCCAATAGTTAGAAATAAGCAATACGATAATATTCGAAGAACTTATGCATCGTATATTACATATGAGATTCGACCATATCTAGTATATAATTCATCAAGTGTAAGTATCTCCAATGGTAATCCGGGAGAAAGAGTTGTAAAAGAATATGACTACATTTTCTCTGGAAAGAATACAGAAATATTGAATTTTGATATTGACTTTCAAAGTTCATTTATGACATATGGAAGTCCAACTGGAGATGTAAAGGGTCATGGAACTGGTGCAAAAATGCCAGAAAAGACTGCTCCTCCTGCTCCATTACCACTTAAAAAAACACCAATTAATCAAGGTAATTCTGTTCGGTATAATATTTCATCAAGTACAAATAATCAACCGGGAATTGGTAGTGTAGCTCCGGCAATGGTATTGGCAGGAGATGTAGCATCAACCATTTATACATTGTCCGATTTATTACAATTGAATTTGACTATCATGGGCGATCCAGATTATATCAAACAAGATGGAATTTTTATGAATAGTTCCTCAACTTCTCCAATAACTATGGGAGATACTAGACCAAAATACTTCAATTATAATTCTGGAGAAATTTATGTGAATATTGGTTTCAAAACTCCAAAAGATATAAATGCATCAACTGGAATTATGCAAACTGTTTATCAAAAGGATACTGTTGCATATTCTCAAAGTGTATTCAGTGGATTATATAGAATTGTGTCGGTAACAAATAAATTTTCGAAAGGGCAATTTACACAACAATTGGAAATGTATCGATTCAACGATTCTCACGATTTTGATTTCGCTCCTGCTCAACAACAATATAATGAAGCAGTTTCAAACGCATTGTCGGCACCGGGAGTTGGAATCATCGATAAAAATTTACCGACTCATATTCCACCAACTCCGTCTTTGTATACTGGTGATGATGGAGTGAAATTCTTGCGCTAAATACTATTGAGGCAATTAACATGAGACTTTTTGAATTGTTCGAAGATATTTTTACACCACCCGGATTAATACCAGATATCAATATACCTCAAGCTAATCCAGTTAGTAATACTGCGAATATTGCACCAAATACTGCTAACAATGCTCAGGTCGCACCAGTATCAAACCAAGATCTAATTGCTAAAACAAATCAAGCATTAACAAAAGGATCATTATTGAATCTTCCAATGGGTCCAAATAAGCAAGATCTTCAAATGAAAGTTGCAAATAATTACAATGGGAATGTAACAATTACAAATCCCAAAAAACCACAAGATCCTGCATTGACTTACAGTGTTGGAACAATGGCAAATGTTGTATCTCAGCAATCGGGATTTTAATGGCAAGTAGTCAAATTACATATCGAGGATTTTCCACAGTATCTGCATCAAGTCAAAAGAAATTTCGGCTTGTTGATCATGCATTGGTGAAGCAGGATCTTCTAAATGCTCTTATGACTAAACCCGGTTCTAGAGTTATGCAACCTACGTTTGGTTGTGTAGTTTGGAATAAATTGTTTGACAATATTACTCCAGCAGATGCAACAATTATTGCAGATGATATTCAAGCATTGATTGCAAATGATCCTAGATTGAATATACTAAATATCGATGTTACACAAGTTGTAAACACCCTTACAATTACAATTACTTTACAATACACAGATACTAATGAAATAGACACTCTCATTGCAACATATGACAGTAGTCTTTAAGGAGTTAAAAATGGCAGATTTTTCAATTGCATTTAATTGGATGATGGATAACGAAGATGCGCCCCGAAAATATAATAAGGTTCCAGATGTTGGTGGTTATGCAATTGGTGGAATCAATTCCGCTTCCTTTCCAAAGGAATTCAAAGTTATTGATGGTTTATCTGGAGAAGATCGCGCCAATGCAATTTATGCATTTTACCAGAAAAATTTTTGGAATACTTGGTATGAACAACTAACATCCGACGATCTAGCAAAAAGAGTTTTTGATGCTGCGGTGAACATGGGTCCGGGAACCGCCGTAAAATTGCTTCAACAGGCGATCAATGTAACCGCCGATGGTGGCTGGGGAAGCAAGACTGTTACGGCTGCAAACAACGATGAAGATGCTTGGCAGAAGTTCATTTTTCTACGTGTTCAGCACTATCAGGATATAGTAAAAGCAAAACCAATGATGGCAGTTTATCTTTCGCAGTGGGAAACAAGAGCGCAAAAGTGAAATTAAGAACAATCAAAAACCTCAACCAAAGTAGAATTGGTTGAGGTTTTTGCATGGATAAATACTGTTATGGCAAACGTTAGTAGTCTTCAGACAACCACCAAATTCGGCATCCAAGATTGGACAGCTATTTATTCACAAGTACCTAGTAACCCAATGTTGGATTCTTATGATTTTGAAACATTGAGAAAATCAATGATCAATTATCTTCAGGCAAACAATGCTGAGACTTACAATGATTATATTCAAAGTAGTGAGTATGTATCTCTAATTGATCTTATTGCTTTCATGGGACAGGCAATGTCCTATCGTTTTGATTTGAATGCAAGAGAATCATTTCTATCGACTGCCCAAACCAGAAATGCCATTACGTCGATTGCAAACACCATCAATTATATTCCATCTCGAAATTTGGCTGCAAATGGTTATTTGAAATTCAATTCAATCTCTATCAATGATGATGTATATGATAGTCTTGGAAATAATCTAAATGGCATTGTGATTACTTGGAATGACAAGTCCAACAAAAATTGGTTTGATCAATGGAACAGTATTATCAATGCTGTTCTTGTAAGTTCTCAGGTGGTTGGTAATCCCGGCAATACACAATTGATCAATGGAATTAGCTATGCCGAATATTCTTTGAATTGTCCAACTAATCAATATCCTCCATATTCATTTTCTGCATCGGTTGATACTCAAAGCATGAATTTTGAAATTGTAAATCCAACTTCTATGGGTCAAAATTACATCTATGAAGTCGGGCCATTGAATACTTCAACTTTCAACATTCTTTATGAAACGGATGGAAATGGTTATAGTAGCCAGAACACCGGATTCTTTTTCTATTTCAAACAAGGAACAACTGGATCTCAAACATTTTCTATTTCAAATGCTCTACCAAATTATAGCTTTACACTAACTAATACTGGTATCAATAATACGGATGTTTGGTTATATCAAATAAACTCCGATGGCACCTATACTAGATGGAATCAAGTTGATTCGGTGTATAGTAATAATTCATCTGTTACTAGTGGAAATATTTTTTCAATTTCAAATTTAGTAAATGATGGAATTACATTATCCTTCGGAGATGGTGTATTTGGAAATATTCCCAATGGCAATTTTGTAGTGTTTGCTCGTTCAAGCAATGGTCTTACATATCGGATAAATCCATCTGAAATTAGTTATCAAACATTTCAAATTCCTTATACTAGCAAGATCAACAGAACACAAGTTCTAACTGTAAAAGCAAGTCTTCTTTATACGGTTGGAAATAGTTCGGCAACAGAGTCTCTTTCAAATATCAAATTGAAAGCTCCTCAAAGCTATTACTCACAGAATCGAATGGTAAATGGTCAAGATTATAACAGTTTTCCCTTTACCAAATTCAGTTCGCTATTACAAGTAACAGCGGTGAATAGAGTAAGTTCAGGAATTTCACGTTATTTGGATGTAAATGATCCAACTGGAAAATATAGCAGCACAAATATTTTCGGGAATGATGGATTCATGTATATGGATGATAGTATTCAAACACAGGCATATACTTATTCTGGTATAAATGCTTTGGCGACGAGTATTCAAAATAATCTATCAAATATTATGGCAGATTCCACTACTATGAGTTTTGTATTTGATGAATATTCAGCGAATGATTTTTCAAATGTTGGTATCACATGGAACATGGTATTGAATGACAATACTTCAAGTTCTGGATATATCACCAATAATAGTAATGTAGTTATTAATGTCAATGATGCTACTTCTCTTCTTGTTCCGGGTGCTATTATTGAATTTATTCCGCCCACTGGTTATATGTTCGATAACAACAATAATTTGGTAATCAATGCTTCTGGAATTGCTGGATTGAATCAAACATCTGCCATTTATTCAACCATTGTTGGCTCTCCAATTCACGATGGATATGGAAATTCAATTGAACAGAATGGAACAAATGTGGATGGAACTGGTGCCATCCAATTGAATGCCAAAGTGCCATCGGGAGCAGTGTTAGGAAGTATTTTTCCTTTTTACACAACATCTATTCCGAACACAATACTAACAACCATTATCAAATATCTAAATAGTGGATTGGCAGTTGCCCTTCAATATTTTCCAAGTAATGTAACTGCTAACAATTACATTGGAATGTGGAAAATTATTACAAGTCCGACATTTCCATTGAATTACTCACCAAGTAATTATGGAACATCTTTTGTAACTCCAACCAGTAGCGGCGCAACCAGTACAAATAGTTGGCTTATTGCTATTGTTCCTACCTCTACCAATGGGTATACATTATACAATAGAAGTCATGCATACTATTTTGGAAGTGAGCAACAAACCTCTTTCTATTATGATAGTGCTGCCAAAGTGTATGATCCAATAAATGCTACAACACTTACCGATAGAATAACTATTCTAAAAGTAAATTCTGCTCCTTCTATAAGTACAAATCTAGGTCTTAGCGAAGATGTACCTGTTGATATTTTTTCAACTGTAAATAATTTAGACGGAACTATCGATAATAGCCGAGTTGGAATTCAATATGCCGATTTATATTCAACTGGTATTCCATCTAATCCAACCTTCTTCTCAAGTTGTGTGGGTCCAAATGATTATGTATTTTTTGTAACTGATAATACCACTAGCACTACACAATTATTGACAACTGGAATTATTGTCTCTTCGGTTGCAACAATCAATGCAAATTTATACAGTTATGCAAATGGAACAATTATTTTTTGTCAATCAAATAAAGCCTTTTATAAGATATCTAGATATGGAACAACGGCAACCAAAACACTATTGAATAATGCTGGTGATACTCTTACCTATACTTGCTATAATGGAAGATATGATTTGAAATTTCAATATCGGCATAATGCAGCCGATAGCAGACGTATTGATCCAAGTCCTGCAAATGTTATTGACATTTACTGTCTTGAAAATAGTTACGCTCTTGCATATCAGCAATGGGTAGAAGATACCACTGGTCAAGTTGCAAAACCAGATCCTCCGAATACTCAAGAGTTGAGTTCTGCTTATGGAACTCTTAACAATTACAAAATGGTATCAGATGAATTGATTTTCAATAGTGCTCAGTTCGTGCCGCTATTTGGAGATAAAGCCGATCCTACTCAACAGGCAACCGTTGTGGCTGTTACAAACCCAAATACTAATGTAAGTTCTGGAGAGATTGCTTCAAATATCATTATTCTAATGAATGCATATTTTGCAATTGGTAATTTCACTTTTGGACAACCTTTTTACTGGTCGGCATTGAGCAACTATCTAATAACAAATCTTGGAAGTATGGTTTCATCTGTCAATCTTGTTCCAACTGCTAATAATATGGCATATGGGAGTTTAGAACAGATAACCTGTGATCCATATCAAATTTTCATTTCATGTGCAACTGTTTCCGATGTGTTAGTAGTCTCTTCATTGAATAATCTAAATTTGCGAATCAATAACTAGAAAGTAGTCCAAGTAGTCCCTCAAAATATTGGCATTTTTCATGGCTAAATACCATTGAGGGACTACAAATGGCAAGTGTTGATTTTCTACCACCATATTTACAAACTACTGCAAATAAGAGATTCCTAGCATCCACTCTGGACTTGCTAATGAATCCACCAAAAATCACTCGCTTCGATGGATTTATTGGACGAACCGTGTCTAATAATGAAGTGTTGGATGGGTATTATCTTGGAGAATCAACTGCCATTCGTCAAAATTATCAATTGGAAGCTGGGTTTATTACTCGCGATGATAATAACAATATTACGAACACCTATAATTTTCTTGATCTTCTAAATGCTGCTGCAAGCAAAGATGCCGTTGTTACAAATTGGAATCGGTTATTGACTTCAAATTATTACAATTGGAACGGCTTTCTCAACATCGATAAGTTGACAAATTATTTCAATTATATTTGGGTATCAACATATAGTGATGCTTGGTATTGGAATAATCCTCTTCCAATCGGAGGAACCATTTCAGAAATCATTGGACAAACAACTTATACCGATATTTCAAGTGGTATAACGTTGATGAACGGCATGTTGATTGAATGTTCAAATAATACCTACATTGTAGAAAATGTTGGGGTAGAAATCAATCTTGTCAATACTGAAAAAATGATTTCTCCTAATTATACAGTTGTCCAAAATGATCCAATGGACTATATTACAATTGAAAGAAATTGCACCGATCATAATTTATGGTCAATGACAAATCATTGGATTCCTCGTGCAACAGTGGACGAGATTATCAATCGTCTTACCAACACCATTTCAAATTTTGTTGCACCAATCCAATTGAATATTGCCAACCGACCAATCATTGAATTCAAGGCCATGATTTTATTTGGTTCAAATTCAATTGGTTTATCTCCAGTAACATATTTTGATAATTATACTCCAAATGCATTTTCAATTGTTGAAGGAGCGATGAAGTTTGAGTGTGATGGCAATCTTCTGAAGTCTGGAGATACAATTATTTTCAACAACGATCAAAATGAGACTATTAGAGGAACCGTTTATTCTGTGTTCATTGATAGTAATACTGGAATTTCGTTGACTCCCCTTTCGTATGCCTCAACAAAAAATTGCGTATTGATTTTGAATGGTTCAACTTTTACAAACCATACAGCATCGTGGAATGGAACAAAGTGGTTAGTGTCATCTCAAGTAAAAACTGATATAAATCAGTCTCCATTGTTTGATGTTTTTGATGCTACCAATACAAGTATTTCAACCTATAATGATTCATCATTTGAAGGAACAAAATTATTTTCATATGAAGTTGGTCTGGGAGCGAATGATCCAGTCTTAGGATTTCCATTATCATATGGCAATGTTGGAAACCTCAATGATGTAATTTTTGTTAATAATTATGATACCGATACTTTTATATATTATGGAGTAACTGTAAAACAAAACATCAATATTGGGCTTCCTATGTTTGTTGACCCAGTATCTCTGGAAACTTCATTGTATGATCAATGGACCTATGTTGCCGAGAATTTGTATCTATATCAAAATTATATTACCATTGGAACTTCAACTGTCATTCTAAACAACGGAGTGCTGATCGACGATTCCAATAAACCAACTTTGGTATATGTAAACGGAGAATTGACAACTTTCACTCTGCAAACCATCAATAATTCCATCGTTGTTGACATTACAAGCCATGTTCTAAGCACCGATAACGTTCTGGTGAAGGTATTATCCTCCACAGCCATTACGGGCGCGTGGTACGACGTTCCAACCGCATTTGATCATAATCCACTGAATGCAACTTTGAATACCTTCAACATTAGTGAAATTCGCGGAAATGCTATTCGAAAGAATGAAGCATTTGCAATGCTCCCATCTATGTTTCTATGCAACAATACATATGACATAGATAAAGCTATTCGAGATGCAGGGGATGATTACACCTTATTCAAACAAAAATTTATTACCACTTTGAACAATATCAATAATCTAAATAGTATGTCTGTAAAAGACGCAGTTGATATGGTTCTTAAAAACATTTCAGCAACTTTCACATCAAGTCAGGAATGGAACAATAGTGATATGGTTCCATTTGGTGGAAATAAAACTTCATATACTATCACAAAATATTATCCAAAGACCTACAACCTTAAAGGCACTTATGACTTTTCTCAACCAAGCAGTGTTGGAATTTTAGTATATGTAAATAACAATCAATTGATCAAATATGTGAACTATTCAGTTACGGGTTCAATTTTGACAATGTTAACTCCATTATATCCAATGGATGTTTTAGATATCTATGAAATTTCAGATACTACCGGAAGCCATATTCCTGCAACTCCAACAAAATTTGGATTGGCTCAGAAATATATTCCAACTATTTACACAGATAACACCTATGTAACTCCTAGAGCAGTCATTCAAGGACATGACGGAAGTATTACAACCTGTTATGGAGATATTCGTGATAATATTCTTCTTGAATATGAAATGCGAGTTTACAACAACTTGAAAGTCAATAATCAACTTATTGCAGATACCATACAAACATATCTCCCCGATTGTGGTTATTGGAGAAAGTCTCCTTATGCCTTGAATGAGTTCAATTCCATTCTATCAAGAACGTTTTACGAATGGGCCTCTGAATATAATGTAACTTATGATAACTCTTTTTATGATGAAGGAAATTATTTCACATGGAATTGGTCTGCTAGTTTGGATAAACTTTCAAACAATAATCTTCTGGGATATTGGAGAGGAAACTACAAATGGTTTTTCGATACTGATAGTGTGAATGAAACACCATGGGAAATGTTGAATTTATCTATCAAGCCGGTTTGGTGGGATAGTACATATGGCCCATCTCCATATACTGGCAGTAATCAAATGATGTGGGATGATATTGCAAATGGTATTGTTAGATATCCAAGTGGTCCAGTAGTTAGTTCATTTGGCCCAAGACCAAACATTTCAAGTATTATTCCAGTGGATGCCTCTGGCAATCTGTTAGACCCAAATACTGCAATTGTTGGATCTTATAATGACAGCAATGCATCTGGAGATTTTTCATTTGGTGATATGGCTCCGATTGAAAATGTTTGGAGACAGTCAAGTGTGTATCAATTTTCGTTATTGAGAGCTAGAATTCTCATGAATCCAACGTTCATGCTGGGAATGTTATGGGATACAAATAACTATCTTCCAAGTAATAATTGGAAGGAGTTCAAGTATAAAGGATGGTCTATTCCTGCAATATCAGAGGTAATTGTTGATTCTTCGCGTAATAGTGTTTTGAATTACTCTTTTGAATTTTTGAAAAAACAAAGTTTAGATGCTTCAAAAATTCAAAAAGATATTACAAATACAAGTGCATGTTTGATGTATGCTTTGGGTGGTTTTACTGATCCATCCGATATTACCGCTTATGCAAATCCAAATAATCCATATGATGTTGGAGCAGCAGAACTAATTCCAACACAAGATTTCAAATTGTTTCTCAATAAGAGTGTTCCTGTTGGAACAGTAAATTATAGTGGTGTTATTATCACTAAAACTGCCAATGGGTATCAAGTAAGTGGATATAATAAAATCAATCCATACTTCAATATATATTCGGTAAATCAATATGGCCCTTCTAAGTCAATTGGGGTTACTCCAAATATGTATACTTATCCAAAATCTTTTTCTTCTAATGTTATTACGGTTCCTTACAATACCGTATTTTATACAGAAGCTTCAGTAATTGCCTTTTTAGCTGGTTATGAATATTATTTGATATCCAATGGATTGAAATTTTCTCTTGACAATAATCAATCGAAAATTTCTTGGTCCGACGCAGCAATTCAATTTATTAAATGGGCGCTCACCGACTTTACCAAAGTTGGGAATTTATCATTGGTCTTGAATCCAAGTGCGTCTATCTTAGAATATAATGCATCATCTGGCACTATGTATGATTTGACCGATACCAACGTAAGTTCATTGCTTGATGTAAGTGGTCAGTTAATTGATTCAAAATATCTTGATGTTTATAGAGAAGGAAACAATGTGACTATTACTCATCAAGGCGGTGGAGTATTTGCATGTCTAAATGCAGATATTGTTACCTATGAACATCGTATTGTATTTGATAATACCACAGCTTTTTCAGATGTTATATATGATCCTATCACTGGAATTAGACAACTTCGTATCAAACTTAGTGGTCAAAAAAGTGCCGATTGGGATGGAACATTATCAAGCCCCGGATTTCTGATTTGTACAGACACTGTTGATACATGGGAACCGAATAATGATTATCTTTTTGGAAGTCTAGTAACTTGGAAAGGAATTAACTATATTGCAACACAAAATATAATTGGTTCATCGACCTTTCAATATGCTTATTTTCAACAGGTGAATACTCAATTTACAAATAGTATTCTTCCAAATTTATCTTTGAAAGCTGTTGATTATTCTCATATATATGATACTACTTATAGACCATTTATAACCGATTTGGTTGCCTTGAGAAATAACACTCTTGGGTATATTGAAAGAGATTGGTTATCTGGTTTGGACATTGATACTGGAGCACAAGCATCATTTTATAGTGGATGGATCAAAGAAAAGGGAACACTTAAATCTATTCAGAATTATGGTGCAGGATCTACACCAGAATTGAATACCAACCTCAATGTATACGAAGAGTATGCCATCAAAGTTGGTGTATATGGTGCAGACAATCGCACTGGTTATGGAGAAGTAAGTCTAACTCCTGCCATGAACACCATGAATCCAACTGTCATTTCGTTCGTGGCATCTACCGATGCAAAATCATCGAACGTTATTCAAATTACTGAAAATCATATGTATGAAAAATCAATTAATTGGAAAAATGATTTTATACAACCTTACGGAAATTTGAAAATCAATACATTGGGATTCAACACTGGCGGTCCTGTTGTTCCACAAAGAATTTTATCATTCAATGAAAAGACTATCAAAGGATTCGATGTTCAAGCAGACTATAACAGCACTTTTTTTAGCAATATTGTTTCAATGATTAATGATTCTGACCAAATCAATATATTGAAAATTGCTAAGGGTGGCGGATTGTTCTGGATTGAAAACAATGATAATAAGGAATGGGATGTAATAACATTCGAAGGACAACCAACAGGTATTTCAAGTGTCACCAATCTGAATGGAAATGTTCTTCAACTTTCACTAACTTCAAATATTTCCACAACTGCAAATAGTTTCATTGCAATTGACTTCGAAGATGCAAATATCTCCGGAGTATTCAGAGTATTTGATTATAATGTAAATCCATCTTTCAATGGAAATGTTATTCAATATTCAAATCTTTGCATTGTTTCTACCAATAACTCAAACTTATCGTATACTACTCCGATTGTATCAACAATTTTTACTCCGAAGTCATTACGAATTTCTGACATTGGTTCTGCAATCACCACATCATCAGATAAAGTCTTGTTTGCGGAAAGGGATGAGTTTGGCGAAACATCATATGAATTGAATCCTCCATATAACACCGTTATTGAATCACCATATATAAAAAATGCAATTGCAATCAATTCCATTGCATATGATTCAGAAACTCTGATGGCAGTTGTTGGTAAACCGACTGCTTATTATGATTCTGCCAGTGAACTATCCAGAGGATTAGTTGAAGTTAAGGGAATCACAGATTATCCATCTACCGATGGTAATGTATATCCACAATTTACCTCGGTAATAAACGGTATTGTTCGGAAAAGTCCAAATAGTTATAATCTAGGAAACCTTGTAGTTGCAACAAACGGAAATGCCGTTGTAACTGCCAGTAATATTAGTATGGGTGTATATGGATCTCCACAATTATATGTTATTGGATATGATTCCCATTCAATACCAAGTATCAATCAAATTCTTGATACTGCGAATCAATTACCACTTACAAATATTGGAATTGATATTTCTTCGATGTGTATGAGTTCCAATAGCAATTGGATATATGCCATAAGTAATAATGGATATATTTTGCCATATATCAAGCAGTATAATAATAATCCACAGACGTATACTATCACTGCAATTGCCAGCGATCATGTGACGGTATCTCCCGCAATTTCAAATGAGTATGATACAAATTCAATTAGAGTTGAAATTGATGGTTCTATCAGTGATAAACGTATATTGATGCCTTCAACCGAAATTACATATTTGTCAACCAATGATATTGGACTCAATACTTCAGAATTCAATGTTGGCGTTTCTGGATATGTAACAACTATTCACGATCTTCCATTCTATTATACTCCATTAGGAGCAGTATATTTGAATGGGTATGAGGGAAGTGTTATTGCTTGTAATTCAGATGGTTCAACCATTGCGGTAGGCGTCCCTTCTTATAATGGAAATATTGGAGCAGTATTAGTATACAATCGCACAATTGAAAATCAAATTGTTTTTTCAAATACCAACACTATTACTCCGACCTTAACTATTGAAGTTTTGGGTTCAGTCTCCGTCAACAATGTCTTATTGTCTCCAACAGAATATTATTGTGAATATGGTGGTGGACATGGTATCCCTAGATTTGTGTCAAACATCATTTTCAATTCAACCATCTATCCGGGAAGCACAGTTGGAATTAATGGTAATAGAATTGTTCTTCAACAAATTATTCTTCCTCCAAACAGTTATGACAAGGGATTTGGAACAAGTGTTGCCTTAAACAATAATGTATTGATAGTTGGAAGCATCCATTCTACTGTGAGCAAAATATACAATTCAGGCGCTGCCTATATGTATGTTCTCGATACCGAATTTACTACTCAAAAAACTATTCCATTGTCTAAACTAACTACCGTTCCAAACACGTTCATGATTAACGATTGGATTATCACTCAAACTGGAAACACATATCAATCACTGGTATCAGATATAAACAATTATTCTCAATATACCGGAGTATCTGCCACTATAGCTGGAAATAATATGATTCTTTCCATTGACTCTGCTTATCAAGATCGTGGTATTTCACTGTCATTTTAGCGGCTAAATACAACAGAGGATTATTCAGTGAATGGTTCAAATTTAGCAAGTCAATTTGTATTAGTTGGTCAAGTCAACTCAGGCAATACTGCCATGAGAACATTTGGCCAACAAATTAAGTGGTTCGGAAATGATTTATTTGGAGTTGTTGGAACGTATCCATATCGTACTGTATTAGACACTATTCCATTTACCGATAATACTGTGTTTGATGACACCAATAGTAATTTTGGAGACTCTGACCAAGCATTTACACAAGGTCTAGTTATGTATCAAGTGTTGAATAC